AGAAGATATAGGCACAGACAAATGGAATAAAGTAACTAACGTTGTAGATGAAAATTTCTATTTTATAGAAAACGAAAGATACGATTTAGATGCTGTACTAGCTAAAGGTGCTGAGCTAGTTAAACGAAAGGGTATTAAGTGTTTAGTTATAGATCCATATAATAAAGTTAAAATGAATGGAGCTAGCGCTATGAGTATACCAGATGCAACTATGGAATACTTAACTAGGATTGAAGCTTTTGCTAAGAAATATGATGTTCTAGTTATTGTAGTAGCACATCCAACTAAAATGTATAAGAAAGATGATGGAACGATGGATGAACCAACAATGTATTCTATTAAAGGAGGTGGTGAGTGGTATGATGCTAGTTATCATGGCTTGCTTGTTCACCGTAATTACACTAACAATACGGTTAAGGTTAAAGTTCTTAAAGTTAAGTTTCAGAATCTTGGCGAAAATCAAGCAGAAGCACACTTTAATTGGAACAAAGAATCAGGCGATTATATACCGCACGAACAAGAATTGAATTCAATGCCTTGGGAAGAATAAATGAGTGTAGGAACATTAAAAGCAAGAGAGCTTGCTAAACGTAGAAAGTCAGGATATCTTTTAGACATAGAATGGGTTGCTAACGAAGATCAGCAGGTTTGGTATGAGTGGGGAGTTAATAAAGGTATAATTATATCTCCAATACCTGTAACTGATAAACCTGGCAAATGGTTTGTTGGTATATCAGAGCCTGGTAAACATAAAAAAGTTTACAAATCTAAATTCCAATATGATTGGAAACAAATATGGGATGAAGTAATGAACGCTTATAAATATTATTATGATAAAGAGAAAACTTAATTATTTAAGCATAAAAAGCTTTTTAGTTTCATTAGTTATTGTTATCTTTACAGGCTTTGCATTGAGTGCTTATTCTCAAGCAGAGCAAATAACAGGTTTAAAAACAATAATTATAACAACATGCTTTTTATTATCTATTCTAATTAATTTAGAAACAATAATAGAAGAAAGTAAATACAGTTCTTTTTATTATAATATATGTAGAGTTCTTATTTTAGCTTGGTATATTTGTTTTAGTATAATTTCATATAAATATCTATTAACATATTATGAAAAATAATTTTAAAAATGCAAACGAAGCTTTTAATTATTTTTACAAAAGAATAATTAAAAAAGGTATTGATTTTGATAATACAAAAGCTTTGTTTAATGTTGGTTTTACTATTAAAAATCCATTAGACAACATAATTACCAACAAAGAACGGAACTTTAATATAGAATATGCTGAAGCAGAGTGGAAATGGTATTTATCTGGAGATAATAGTATTGATAAGTTAGGTCATTTATATGGAAAGATACCGGCTATATGGGAGCGTATGGCAATTGATCGCCATGTTAACTCTAATTATGGTTATCAGTGGGAGCGTAACTATCAGTTAGATTATGTTATTGCTAAGCTTAAGCACAATAAAGATACTAGGCATGCAGCTATAAGTATTTATGATGGTAAAGAACATGCTATGTATCGTAAGGATACTCCATGTACTTATGCAGTTCAGTTTACTATATTAAACAACAAGCTTAACATGGCTGTTCTGATGCGTTCTAACGATCTCTGGTTTGGCTTTTGTATTGATCAGTATTGTTTTTCATACCTACAAAAAATGGTTGCAGATAGACTGTCTATTGAGATTGGAACTTATTACCACTACGCACATAATTTACACCTTTATAACGATAAAATCAAGTAATATGCGAATAGAAACTAAAGACGAAATAGTCCAAGCAGTTCTTAAAAAGATGGATCAACGTAGTTTAATTGGTCAGAAGAAGTATGGAGCTACCATGATGGAAGAGATTGAAGGTCAGAAGAAAGACCTTAATAGATTTCTTGTAGATGTTCAAGAAGAACTTATGGATGCGTTACTTTATATAGAATCTGCTAAAAGATGTCTATCAGACGAGATAGAAGAAGCTATGGTAATTAGAAGTAATAATTAAAACACATATATGGAAATAGAGATATCACAAGGTAAATACAAGGTATATCACATACCTGGTAAAAAAATAGGTTGTACTAAAAACATAAAAAAACGTGTTGAAGAAGAGCAAGGATATAAACCTGGCGAGTATGAAATACTATATGAAACAGATGATATAAAGCTAGCTTCTAAAGCTGAAAGAACTTTGCAACAAGATCTTGGCTATAAAGTAGATATTAAACCATATGATAAACTATTTAATAAAAGCACAATGAAACAAGTTAACGTAACAGATCAAACAACTACATTTGCAATAGCAGCTGATGATATAAATGCTAATTTTTTAGCTGATCTATCTTGGGAATCTCCTTATGGAAAAGTAACAATAGATTCTATTGATAAGATTGACTGGATAATGGATAACATAAAAAAGTCTATGTTTAATTCAGATCGTAGTTATATATACAATAAAGCTTTATCAGAAGCTTATCCGTTTGAAAAGTTCAAATCAAACAAAACAACTTCTGTTAATTCAACTTTTGTTAAGATAAGAGAATGGGCTGATAACAAAGGTATATACGAAAGCGGTGATTCAAAAACTCAGTATGTTAAGCTAATGGAAGAAGCTGGAGAGCTTGCTCAAGCTATACTTAAAAATGACGAACCTGAAGTTATAGATGCTATAGGTGATATGGTTGTTGTATTAACTAACTTAGCTAAGCTTAGAGGCCATAATATAGAAGACTGTATAGATTCAGCTTATAATGTTATAGCTAAGCGTACTGGCAAGATGGTTGGTGGAACATTTGTTAAAGACATAGAGGTTAATAACCCTGAGACGCTAAGTGCTTATCCTAATCCAGGACCACCGCCTTCTTTTGTATCTAACAGAACTTAATGAAAAGAAAGACAGGAAAAAGAGGACCAGTTGCAGCTAAGAAGGTATCATATGATGGTATCAACTTTGCTTCGGGTTTAGAAAGATATACCTATATGGCTCTTAAAAAGAACAAATTATTTGAAGGATATGAAAATGAGGTTTTCCAGTTGGTCGAAAGTTTTAATTTTGACAATGAGTCTTTCGAGAAACAAGCAAATGGGAAAGGTGAATATACTAACCGAGGGCAAAAGAAAATCTTGGGAATTAAATATACACCTGATTTTATTGGAAAAGACTACATAATAGAATGTAAAGGAAGAGCTAACGAATCTTTTCCTTTAAGATGGAAATTATTTAAACTATGGCTCACGAAAAACAAGATTGGAAAGACACTTTACAAACCGCAAAACCAGAAAGAAGTAGACCTGACGATGATACTGATCAAAGAAAGAAGAAAGAAGCGCGGATGATGTACACTCGTAGAATATTACAAAAGGACATTAATAATTATATAAAAGAAAATGAATCAATTAGATACAGAGACGTCGACGCAATTGGAAGAAAGCACGGATTTTACACTACATGAGCATCATAAAGAAAGAATTATTTTTCACATGAGAATGCTTAATCACTATTTAAAAGAACAGAAAAATGACAGGATGGGAAATTAGTTTTGGACTATATCCTGGTGTGCTTTTAGGTGTTAGAAGTTATCCAGAGAATGATTTTGTAGAGCACGTATTGTATCTACCTTTTGTTGAATTATGCTTAACTATACATTATGATTGAAAAAATAGAAGAATATGTTTTAAAAAATTATCCTACAAGATTTAAAAAGGGCGATAAAATTGTCATAGAGGAGAGACAAAAACATTATATTGCTTATGTTAAAGATAAGTCTCCTGTGTTTTTAAATAAAAAATCATTCAAATGAAAGAAAGTAAATTAATAGAAATGTCTAACAAAGTTGAGCAATTGGGTGCAATTTTGCAAAAAGTTATTACTGAAATGAACAATTTAAAAGACTTATCTATAGGGTTGACTGAACTTGTAAAGCTTTTACCTGATTACAATAAAGCATTAGACAAAATGAAAGAGAACTTACAGAAAGATAAAGATAAAGAACAAGAAGTTAAACTAGAAAAATAAATGGGATTATTTGATGAAAGAATTGCATACAAACCGTTTGAGTACCCGGAGTATTACACGGAAGGTTGGCTTAAGCAAGCGCAAGCATTTTGGTTACACACCGAAATCCCAATGTCGGGCGATGTTAAGGACTGGAACGAAAGTTTAAATGATAAAGAGAAAAGCTTAGTAGGTAATATACTACTAGGTTTTGCACAGACTGAGTGTGCTGTATCTGATTACTGGACACAAAAAGTTGTAGGATGGTTTCCTAAACATGAGATTCAGCAGATGGCCATGATGTTTGGTAGTCAAGAGACTATACATGCTGTTGCTTATAGCTATTTAAATGAAACACTAGGTCTTGAAGACTTTGATGCTTTCTTGCAGGATGAAGCTACAATGGAAAGGTTTAATAATTTAGTAAGCTATGAAGGAACTGATAGAATTGGTATTGCAAAATCGTTGGCTATTTTTAGTGCTTTTGCTGAAGGAGTTAGCTTATATTCTGCTTTTGCGGTATTATATTCTTTTCAGTTAAGAAACCTACTAAAAGGGGTTGGCCAGCAAATGAAATGGAGTGTAAGAGATGAATCTTTACACAGTAAAATGGGTTGTCAACTGTTTAGGCATATGTGTCAAGAGGACAGTCACTTATTACAAGATTGTAAAAAAGATGTTATTGATGCAGCAGAATCAATGCTTAAAGCAGAAGAAAAGTATATTGACAAAATGTTCGAAAAAGGAGATATCGATAACCTTAAAGCCTACGATCTCAAACAATTTATTAGAAAAAGACTTAATGAAAAAATCAATGAACTTGGTTACGTCAACATCAGGGAGTACTTTGATTTTGACAAAGAAGCCGCAAATAAACTCGACTGGTTTTACCATCTCACTGG